TATGGTAAACCACATACTTGCTTCAATACTTTGATGGCAGCAAACGAAATCCTTCCATGTGCAGATCCGCAAGGTCGCAGTGGTAAAGGACCAACACCTTTCGTATTTGCTGGACCTGATGAGTTTAAATATGATACGTCAATTGACATCTATACAAAGTACAAGATGTACATTGCATCTAAACCTTGGGTATGCGATAATTATCTTCGTATCCCTGAACGAAAACCTGATTGGGTGTAAATTTTATTATGCGTGATGAATTTCTTTGGGTTGAAAAGTATCGACCCAAAACTATTGAGGAGTGTATTCTTCCAGAAAGTACAAAAAGAACATTTAAAGACTTCCTAGATAAAGGGGAGATACCTAACATGCTGCTTGCTGGTCCTGCAGGATGTGGTAAAACAACCGTAGCCAAAGCACTGTGTAACGAACTGGGGGTAGATTACTATGTCATCAATGGATCCGATGAGGGACGCTTCCTTGATACGGTCAGAAATACTGCAAAAAATTTCGCTTCGACCGTATCACTTTCGTCAACTGCTCGACACAAAGTCATCATCATCGATGAGGCTGATAACACAACAAACGACGTACAACTCTTATTACGGGCGTTTGTTGAGGAGTTTCATGGCAACTGCAGATTTATCTTCACCTGCAACTTCAAAAACAAAATCCTCGAACCCCTCCATTCCCGTTGTGCCGTCATTGAATTTTCAATTGGAGGAAAGCAAAAACCTGTCATTGCCGCGCAATTCTTCAAAAGAATACAGACCATCTTGGATTCGGAAGGTATTGAATATGATAACAAGGTCCTGGTAGAACTTATCAATAAGCACTTCCCTGACTGGCGTCGTGTTCTAAACGAGTGTCAACGATACTCAACTAGTGGAAAGATTGACTCTGCTATTCTTGCTACCTTTTCTGATGTTTCTGTAAATGACCTCATCAAAAACCTCAAGAAAAAGAACTTCACTGAAGTCCGTAAGTGGGTTGTTAATAATCTGGATAATGATTCTGGGGTATTGCTTCGTCGCATTTACGATGCTCTTCTTACATCCCTTGAAAACAATAGCATTCCTGCTGCTGTGCTTATTGTTGCTAAGTATCAGTATCAGATTGCCTTCGTTGCTGACCAAGAAATTAACTTCTTGGCGGCATTGACCGAAATTATGTGTGAGTGTGAATTCAAATGACAGAGGAACAACTGGAAAAAGAACGTCACATTGATGATGATTATGAAGTTGTCAATAACTTCTATCGTGCTAAGCGTTGGCACCCAAATATTCCATTCTATCTCCAGGATGAAAATGGAGACACCTATGAGTTTGGTTGGAAACTCATTTATCAATATATCGAGAATCTAAATGCTTAATGTAAAATTGTTTCGTATCGTGACTGGTGAAGAAGTTATCGCAGAAGTTATTTCTGAAGATGACTCTACTGTGACTGTTCAGAATGGTCTAGTCGTTCTTCCAACAGGTCAAAGTGTTGGTTTTGCACCCTGGTCACCCGTTGTTGATGAAGACAATCGTGAGTTGGTTGTATCTAGAAATCACATTGTTTATGTTGGAGAAATTTCCTCCAGCATCAAAAAGAAGTATAATGAAATTTATGGTAGTAAATTAATTACTCCTGAAGACAAAAAACTCATTCTCTAATTATGAAAACACCTAGACAAAAGAAATCCAGAACGTACTATTACTTCTGGGCATTTATGGCACTTACAGTGTTCTTTGGACAACTGTATGTTGGATATGGATACCGTCTCATGCATGGAAGTATGCTAGATTTGATGGACAAAGTTGATGGAGTGCTTCTCCACAAAACTGATGAAGGACCCAATTACTTATGAAGTCTTACAAAACTCCTCTTCGTTATCCTGGCGGTAAGTCTCGTGCTTGCGTCAAACTAGAACAATATCTTCTAGACCTCCGTGATTATAAGGAGTATCGTGAACCCTTTATTGGTGGCGGCAGTGTTGCCATTCATATTACCAAGAAGTATCCACATCTTGATATTTGGGTGAACGATTTATATGAACCTCTATATAACTTCTGGTGTATCCTCCGTGATGAACCACAAGATTTGTGTGAAATTCTGAAGGAGTATAAGTCTAAAAACTCGACACCAGAACTTGCAAAGGAATTGTTCCTTCAGATGAAAACAGAGTTGGGCGATAAAGAGAACCCACACCTGCAGAGGGCAGCAGCATTTTATGTTGTAAACAAGTGTAGTTTCTCTGGTCTTACTGAATCCTCTTCTTTTAGTAAACAGGCATCTAATTCAAACTTCTCTATGAAGGGTATTGAGAAACTGCCTGGATATGGAAATATCATTAGAGATTGGAAGATTACTAATCTCCGTTATCAGGAACTTCTTACTGATGATAAGAGTGTTTTTACATACCTTGACCCACCATATGAGATTGGTTCTAACTTGTATGGTAAGAGTGGAAGTATGCATAAAGGATTCGACCATGATGCTTTTGCTGTAATCTGTGATCGTTTTATTGGACCTCAACTTATATCCTATAATGCATCTCAACTCATTCGGGATAGATTTGGTGGATGGGGTGTAGGTGAGTTTGACCTTACATATACGATGAGGTCAGTTGGTGAATATATGCGTGAGCAGAAAGAACGTAAAGAACTTGTACTTTTTAATTATGGAACTGAAGGATTGGTTGAATTCAATTAATTTTACAAAAGAAGATTTAAGTGAAGATATTAGCTCTTACCCTCCATTCATCATTAATCGTTGTTTGTCTGGTCACATTGATTGCATCCTTTTTGCAAATGAGATGAACAAGCATCATCATATCTCTAAGGATATGCAATATTTGTTTTATCTAAATAGTTTGAGGAAAAAGAAGAGATTCTCTCCCTGGCTCCGAAAAGATAAAGTCAAAGATTTAGAATGCATTAAGCAATACTATGGATATAGTAATGAAAAGGCATCTCAAGCTTTGAAGATTCTTACCAAAGAACAATTAGATTTTATTAAACAACGACTTGACACTGGTGGAACTAAATGACTACACAAACAATTGAACCTCGGGTAAATTGGACACCCAATATGATGATAGAGGTGACTCTCAACGAACCCGATGACTTCCTGAAGGTGCGCGAGACTTTGACTCGAATTGGAGTTGCGTCGAGAAAAGAGAAGAAACTCTATCAATCATGTCATATTCTGCATAAGCAGGGACGATATTACATTGTCCACTTTAAGGAACTGTTTGCCTTGGATGGTAAACATGCTAATCTGACAGTGAATGATGTTCAACGTCGTAATCGTATCGTAAGACTTCTTGCAGACTGGGGTCTTATTGGTATTGTGAATGAAGAAGCAGTGCTTGACATTGCACCACTAAATCAGATTAAAGTTCTTGCATATAAGGATAAGTCTGATTGGGTACTTGAACAGAAGTACAACATTGGCAAGAAAGGAAAGACCCAGGAAACTGAATAAATAAATCTGCGATCTTTCGTGCGGTCGCTTCAAAAGTCGGAACACCCAAGACCTTCCTTGACGGGAAGGTCTTTTTTTGCTATAATACGTGCATACAAAACCAAACCTCCATGACTGCTTCCTACAAAGTTCGTCGTCCTTATTTGAAAAACCACACGCTTCACAATTTTCATAAGTCTGCACACGATGAAAAAACTTTCATTGAGAGTGGTAAGCATTTTCCTGTTATTCATCAATTGAGCAGTATTTTTGATGAGAAGTGGGGTTTTTCCATTGATTATGATACATTGACAGAATACTATGGAGATGATGATGCTACGATTATGAAAAACAAATCTGGCATTGATTGTTCATTTGATATTGTGGATAGTGAAACCAGGGAGATTAAAAAAGAAAACTTTACTATTGATTGGAAAATTCGTTTCTTTCATACCTCTGCTGTTTATGATGACTTTCTAGCAGAGATTATCAGTCAGGACTTTGGACCTTATTCTAGTAAGATGCCTGTTCCTGGTTGGGCAGTTTGCAATCATAAAGTAAATGATGCTATACTGTATATCATTCCTGGTATGAACAAAGCAGCACTTGTGATGCGTAAAGAACTTAAAGCAGGATTTGAAAAGCGTCGTTTTCCTGATAGAAATCGTAAGTATGCCAAGAACGGTCGTTATACTACGGTTAGTGTTCCTATCAGTTGGGAACGCCTAATTAAAGTATGTCCAAGCACAATTATTTTCAACTATGAGTGATGTAAAACTATATAACGATGATTGTATGAACGTGCTCCCGTCACTCGCTGATGGGAGTATTTCTGTTACTCTGACAGATATTCCTTACGATGAAGTAAATCGTAAGAGTGGTGGACTTCGCAACCTTGATAAAAGTCACGCAGACATTATTACATTTCCACTTGACGATTTCATTGATGAAGTTGTTCGTGTAACTTCTGGTAGCATTTATATTTTCTGTGGATCAGTTCAAGTATCTCATATTCGCAATCGTTTGATTGAGCATAAACTGTCAGTGCGTCATTGTATTTGGGAGAAGACTAATCCTTCTCCTATGAATGGTCAGCATATTTGGTTATCCAGTATTGAAAACTGTGTATTTGCAAAAAAATCTGGTGCTGTGTTTAATGAACATTGTAAGTCTGCTGTGTGGAGAAATCCTATTGAGCATTACAAAGATCATCCCACACCTAAACCAGTCAAACTAATGGAAAGATTGATCGAAGCAAGTTCAAATGTAGGTGATACTGTTCTTGATCCATGTATGGGCAGCGGTGCTATTGGTGTTGCTGCAAAGCAGTGCGGAAGAAACTTTATTGGTATTGAAATGAATAAAGAGTATTTTGAATTAACTGAGGAAAGAATTAATAGTAAAAGTGAAAGTATTTTATCTTTTATGTAAAACCGAATAAAAATATACGGGGTTCACTACCCTGTTTTTTTGTATATGTTGTATAATTAGTAGTGGATGCCGAAAGGGTCCACACAATCAAATCTCGCTCAAGAAGGAGAAGTAAAATGGGAAACCTCATGAAGTATAATGCTGCGAACTTGAATCAGTTCCTAGATCTTATAAATAGGAATAGTATTGGCATGGGAGATTACTTCGATCGTCTTACGACGCTGCCTGAGACGCAAAGTAATTATCCTCCGTACAACCTGGTTCAGGTCAATACCGAAGAATTTAGACTTGAACTTGCACTCGCAGGATTTAAAAAGAAAGAAATCAATGTTTTTACCCAAGAGGGCAGACTCTTTGTTGAAGGTAACAAAGAAGAGCCAACAGCAGAAAAAGATTACCTCCACAGAGGAGTGGCTGCACGATCTTTCACCAGATCTTGGTCCCTCTCAGATGAAACGGAAGTTGGATCAGTTGTATTTGAGGATGGGTTACTGACAGTAACATTGCAAAAGATTGTTCCAGAGCATCATAAGCGTAAAGATTATCTCTAAATAATACTGAATATCGTCGTCGCAGACGGAGGGGTAACTGGCCAAATCCAGTTGCAACCCCTCTTTTTTTATGGTATATTAAATGGGAGGTATGAAAAAATTATGACAGTACAACTTGCGCTACTGAAGTCTGGAGAAGAAGTCATAGCGGACATGAAGGAAATGGTTATTCCTGACGGAGATGATCATCGTGTGATTGGGTATATTTTTAGTAGACCCTGTACGGTAAGACTTGAGAACAAAGATAATCTTTCCGATTTGGAGGGGAATAAATCTTATGAGATTGGATTGTCTCCCTGGATACCTTTGTCTGCATCACAAGACATTCGCGTAACTACAGAATGGGTTATAACTTTGGTAGATCCAGTAGAAAAATTAAAAACACTATACATGAAAGGAGTTTGGAAAGATGGAAAAGCAAGTGAAACTGCTAGTGCTACTGAACAATCAGATCCTAGTGACGGAGATTGAAGAAGTTGGTTCTGAGATTGGAGAACCAGACTGCAAACTGACAGAACCTTTTCTTGTCAACGAAGACAAAACACTTTCTCCTTGGTTAGTTGAACACACTAGTCAAAATGTCTATATGTTACATTCTGACAAAATTCTAACCATTTGTGATCCCAAACCAACACTACTAGAAAAATATCAAGACCTGACTAAGTAATGCGTTTCTACACTAATGTGCAAATGATCGGGAATCAGTTTCTCGTTCGTGGTTATGATAATGGACAGCATGTAATGTTCAGGGAAGAATATTCTCCAACTCTCTTTGTTCCCTCGAAGAAAAAGACAAACCACAAAACTCTTGAGGGTGATTTTGTAGAACCAGTCAAACCTGGTCTTGTCAGAGATTGTAAAGAGTTCATCAATAAGTATCAGGATGTCGATGGATTTAGTATTTACGGAAACGAGCGATTTACATATCAATATATTTCCGATAAGTATCCAGAGACAGAAATTAAGTTCGATACTTCAAAGATTAAATTAGTTACTCTTGATATTGAGGTTGCTGCTGAGAATGGATTCCCAGATACTGAATCTTGTTCTGAAGAAATCCTGACAATTACAATTCAGGATTACAATACTAAGAAAATTATTACTTGGGGTGTAAAACCTTTTAATAATACTCAATCAAATGTAACCTATCATGAGTGTACTTCAGAGCATCATCTGCTCTCTAGTTTCATGAGTTTCTGGACAAACGACTATCCAGAAGTCATTACTGGTTGGAACATTCAGTTCTATGATATTCCTTATATTTGTGGAAGACTTGGTAAAGTTTTGGGAGAGAAGCAGCGTAGAATGTTCTCTCCTTGGGGTATGGTGACATATCGTGAGATGTTTGTTCACGGAAGAAAGCAGATTTTCTATGAAGTGAATGGCATTTCGCAACTTGATTACCTTGATTTGTACAAAAAGTTCACATACAAGGCACAAGAATCTTATCGTCTTGACCACATTGCAAGTGTAGAGTTGGGTCAGAAGAAGTTGGACCACTCTGAGTTTGATACCTTCAAAGACTTCTATACTCAAAACTGGCAGAAGTTTGTAGAATACAACATCATTGACGTGGGACTTGTTGACCGATTGGAAGACAAGATGAAACTGATTGAATTGGCAATCACGATGGCATATGACGCCAAAGTGAACTACAATGATGTGTTTTATCAGGTGAGGATGTGGGATAATATTATCTACAA